CGATCTCCCCAAACATGGCAGATGATCGCCGGCAGCGGCGGCGCATCGCCACCAATGATGCCTTCGCCTTTTCGGGGCCAGTACCACACTACGCGTCCAATAGTCGGTTTAATCATAAATCTTGAAGCTCCTGATAATCACGCTTGACGACTTGCCCCGCATCGGCCTGGGCGTTTTGCTTGAGCTGGGACGCGACGATCGACCCGATCACCTTGATGAGGGTCTGCGCCATATCCGCGTGCATCGCCTGCGCGTCGGCCTGGCGCTCGACGTTGCCCTGCACCGCCTCGTGCGTGCGCGAGTGCTGCTCGATGAGCGCATCGTGAGCGCGCTCGCGCTGGCCTTCCTGCGCCGCGTGCGCGAGTTCCTGCTGCGAGCGGGCGTTCGCGGCGGCGAGATTTGCTTGGGCCACGGCGAGCTGGCCCTGGAGTTTCAGCACGTCGCGCTGCGCCTGGCCCTGGGCGATCGCTTGATCGGACTGCGCCTTGATTTTGGCGACGGCGACCTGGGGCGCGGGCGGCGCGTTCATCTGATGCTGCTGCATCTCGGCCATGTGCTGCTGGTACTCGGGGCTCGACGGGTCCATCGCGAAGTCGCCCGCGTTCTCGTACCCCAGTAGCTCGACGCCGATCTTGAACGCGTTGTAGGCCTGCTTCGGGCCGACCAGGCCCAGCGGCGCGATCTTCTCCTGCATGCCCTGGACCATGGCGATGTTCTGCTTACCTTGCTCCTGATTGCCGGCGCCCAAGCCCACGTTCACCGTCATCATGTCGCGCTTGCGCCAGGAGGTGGGGTCGGTCGTCACCCACTTCTTGGCAATCTCGAACATGAGCGGCTGATCTTGATTGCGCATCAGCTCGCCGTGGATCTTCGAGAACATTTCCTTCACGCCCTCGGCAATCAGCCGCGCCACCAGCTCGATCTTGAGCGATGCCGCCGACATCGCGGCGAGCTGGCCGCCTTTGGTCACATCCTGGAGCGCATCGGCGTCGAGGCCCATGGTGTCGCGGCCAACGCCGGTGCGCATCTCGCGAAGACTGTCCGCGTATTGCAGCGCCGGGATCACCTGGTCGACGATGTTCGACGGCGTGACCATCGGCATGATCGACTCGGCCGGGTTGCCCTTCGTGCGCACCACGCCGCCGGGGCGCGAGGTCAAGAGGTCATCGATGTTGACGTTCTGCCAGTCGACCGCGACCCGGCTGTTGTTGGCGAGGTAGAGGTTATCGAGGCCTTGGCGAAACAGCATGGTCTTGATGACCTGCAGATCGCCGATCAGATCGTAATAACTGATGCCGGTGTGCCGGTGCGGCATGCGGATCGGCGAGCAGCTCGAAAACGGCGTCTCATCGATCTCCTCGTTCTCAAGGATGGTGTCGCCCGCGATCTTGACCTCGCGCAACTCAGCGACGCCGTCGCCGTCGTAATCGACGCGCACCGCGTAATGGCGAAACTCGACCTCTTGCATCGAGAAGTCGGAGGCGGAGTCCATCGCGAGCTGATCGGTGACGACGTTTCGGGCGAGCGAATCCATCTCGAGGAAATTCATCTTGCCGGGCGAGACCTTGTTCACGATCGCCTTGTCGAATCCTTCGACGATCAGCTCCGAACGCGTCTTGGTGGTCATGTGGCCGGCGAATGGCACATCCCCCAAGCTGCCCGTGGCCTCCGAATGCACCCGCATTTCTTCGGGCGGTACGCACATCACTCGCGTGACCTTGCGCGTCGATTTGCGCCTAATCTTGATATCGAAGCACTGCGCGGTCATCGGCGGCGGGGCAGCCATCGGCGGTGCGCCCGGCGGCAGCATCGGCATGATCGGCGCGGGCGCGGTAATCGTGTACTCGTGCTGGCCTAAGACCTCGATTTCCTCACCATTGGCAGCCTGCAGAATGCGCGGCAGTTCGGTCTCGAGAACGCCGGTGTATGTCTCGACCTTGCTCTCGGTTTTCGTCTCGGTAAACGTTTTGGAGTAACCGTTTCTGAGCAGCAGCGCGTCTTTGATGAAGTCGTGCAGCACGAAAAAGCCGTTGTTCTGCTTCATGAACACGTGGTTCACGGCATCGGTCTCGGTCTGCGCCTGCTCGATGTCGTCGGGGCCGCGCGGATCAAAACGGCAGGTCTGCTTGCTGCCCACGAAGATGCGCATCATCTGCGGCATGATCCACTCGACCGTATCCCGTAGCTCGGGGATCACCACCTGGCTGCGATTCTCGACCTCGTTGCCCATGGGGCGCGCGGCATACATGTTGAGCGCGTTGAAGCGATCGACCTCGAGGGAGGTCATCTGCTCGCCGTTGGGATACTGCGTGCCTTGAACAATCGTCCCGGCGCTGGTCGCCGATCCCAGCGCCGCGCGCTCGTATTGGCCGACGAGGGTGAGCAGCTCCTCGTCCGTCATCGGCGAGGGCTTATCCGCTTGGTCAGCCACGCTTCGCCGCCTTGCGTTCGAGCGCCTCAACGCGCTCTTTCAGCTCTCGATTCTCGCGAATTAATTCGGCCAAGTCCGCGAGCGTGACCGCCTGCTCCCGGCTGAATTCGAGTGACTCGACCCGGCGCTTCAACCCCTCCACCTCATTCAGCAGCGCGATGCTCAAGTTTTCGGTTCCTCAACCGGCGGCTTCGGGCAGGTGCAGGGAAAGACCTGGATGCCGAAAGGCTCGCCGGAATAGCGATTGAGCGGCAGCGTCAATTTCACGTGCTGCGTGCCGTCGCAATGCGTCTGGATCTCGCGGGACAGGTTCGCCGTGCCCAAATGTTTGAATGCCATAAATACCTTCAGGCGATGCCTGATTTCGGATAATTGAGCGGCCGGCGCATGTCGTTCGAGTGCTCGGTCAGCGTCCAGTGCTCGCGCCCGATCGGGCACCAGTAGCGCTTGCCGTAGTAATCGCCAGCGCTAAGGCCTTGCGCGATCCGGCCGTTGTGGTTTGGGCAGATCGCCACCGCGTCATCCGGCTCGTCCATATCAGCAATTGAACGGCTGCGCGTTCGCGGCGGCCGGCGCTTCGGTCGCGGTACCGACGACCGGCGTCGTGACGGGCGTCCAGTTGCGCGCGAGCGCTTGGCGCACGTCGGCCACGCCCACCTCCAGGCTCGATCCATCGGTCGAGGTGTACTGAAAGCCCGAATAGCCGACGAACGTATCGCCGCCGGTGGGTGGAATCATCTGCATCACTGAGTCTCCTCATTCAAACGATGCCGCTCCTGCCGTATTTGAGCGCGGGCAGTTTCATGCCTTGGGTATTGCTCATTTCGGGGCCGGCCATGGCGGCGTATCGAAACATGTCGGCGCCGTGACTCCATTCGTCGTGCACCGGCGCACCGGGTTCGCCGGTCGAGGTCGGGATCCCGCGGCGGTACCGTTTCAGGCATTCCAAAAGCCGCGCGCACTTCACCTTGTCGATGAAGGTTGACGGAAACATCATGCGAGCCGCGCGGATGCCTTCATTCACGTCTTTGCGCGGCAGCACGGTCACGGTCCACTTCAGATCCTCGAGGATCTCCTTCGCCGACTTGCCCGTCTTGTAGTCGCCGTGGTCGCCGTCGTGCGGCAGGAACACGCAGCCCCAGTTGAATTCGCGCTTACGCATTTCCATCGAGTACCACGCGAGCGTCTTTTTGCTGTCCTCGATGTAGTCGATGAACCGCATGGAGCTCGCCGCGCGCTGCACGAAGCCGATCGTCATGGAATCATTCCAGCCCAAATCGAACACCGGGTAGACCAGGTGATGCGGGTCGTAGGGAAAAAGCCCGCTACGCCCCTCTGCGTGCATCAATGCCACCTCATCGGCATAGATCGCGCCCGAGATCGCCGGGCGCGGCTTGCCCTCCCAGATGTTCTCGTAGTCGACTTTCGATAGCGTCGCCTGCGCGTGGGCGCGCTCTTTCTCGAGCACATCGTTGAACCAGGGATTGTCCCGCCAATTCATCTCGACGCTGATCGTGTCTGGAAACGGCCGCTCGACCAGGCGCACGTAGGTTGCATCCGTGTCGAGTTCGGGATTCCAAGTGACCCAGATCTCGGAGCCGTCGCGCCGGATGGTGGGCGTCAGAATGGACCAGGAGCGCTCGGTCGTGACCTGGCCCTCTTCGACCCACACGTAATCGGCACCTTCGAAGCTCTTGATCGACTCGGCCGTCTGGTCGGAGAGACCCGCGAACATGAACGCTGTGCCGTTCTTGCCCGTGATGCCCTGTTTCTCGACGTTGTAAAACGCGCCCATGCCGAGCGCCTGGATTTGATCGGAGAGCAGGCGATGCACCGATTCACGAATCGAATACTGCACCTCGCGGGTGCAGAGAACGCGGATCGGGCGCTGGACCCCGATGATGAGCAGCGCTCTCGCCACCGACCAGCTTTTGGCCGACCCGCGCCCCCCGCGGATCGATTTGTATCGTGACGGCTTGAACAGGCACCGCAGTTTCGGCGGAAACTGCGCCTCAATCTGCAAAGGTGACCTTGATCGACAGTTGCTCACCATTGCCGTCGGTCAGCCGCTGCTCGACCGGAATCAGCCGCGCATACAGCCTGTAGAAGTCGCCCGGCTCGCTTCGCGCCCAGCGCGCGAGGCCTTGAGCGCCTCCGAGCGTATCGAACGCGTGCTGAAATGCCTGCTTGGCACTTTGAGTCAGCTTGTTCGGAACGCCCTTTTTGCGGCCAGGTCCCGGCTTACCTTTGCCGATTTTCGCCGTTTGTTTATCACTCATGGCCTCGCCCCTTGGGGTAGATGCCTTCACATCGAAGGTTCGTTCAGTCGGCGCCCAGTTTCATGAACGCCGCGTGAGATTGCGGATGGGACACTTCGCCCGTCGCTTTCGCACCCGGCGCTTTGCTGATGCCCTTCTGGCGCTTGACCGCCGGGGGAGCCATTGCGGGAGCAGCGGGCGCTGTCATCGACGGCGCTTTGCCCACGGCCGCCCCAGGGCCCGCAGAGGAGCCGATCGCCATCTTAGGTATCTTGGCAGCGGGTACCGGCCTAATCCATCGCATATCGCTTCTCCTATCGATTGACGGGCAGCAGCGCCACCCATACCAAATTCTTGTAAGGGTTCGTTGTCGCGCACTTGACGACGAATTCGTACACGCAGCCATTGACGCCGCCTTGCACCGGCACAATCACTTTTGTCGCGGTCGAGTCGAACACCACCTGACCAGCGAGCAGATTCGCCGGCATGGGATCGGTGCCCGACAAGACCGTGATCGCGACCGAGGCGTACCCTGAGAGCGTCTCGCCAGAGGCCAGATCCAGCCCAAAATCGAAGGTGAGCGGCACCGATTCGGCCGGGTCTTTCACATCGAAATAGACGCTCAATGCACGCTCCTCGAGACGGTGAAAGTGCGCCTCGCCGTGCGCGTCACGACATAGACCGGGTCGGTATAGACGGGCGCGGTGTTGACGAAGCCCTCGGCGGTGCCCGCGACCAGGTCGGGCGCCTCGAGAATCGAACCCACCCCTGAGTTGATGAAATCGGAACCCGCGCCCGCGATCGTGTCGGGCGCGTCCTGCATCGCACCCGCGCCCGATGCGGGGGATGATTGACTGCCGTCGAAGAACACCGTGGTCGAATCGAACCCGACGTTGGTGTCAGCGAAATTCAGGCCCGAGTCGCCCGCCATCGTATCGGGCGCGTCCTGCATCGCACCCGCGCCTGAGATGCTGCCGCCGGGCGCCTGATCGGTGCTCGAGGAGGTGCGAATGAA